CGCCTGTGTTTTTAATGTAACCACTTGGCATAGGAGTTGCCGCAGATACAGCTGCTGCTTTTTCTATATCTAATGCGGACTGTATTGTGCGGGCAGCGGTTTGTAATACGCCTTGAGTTAGGCCCTGGAACGTAATAAGAGAGCCAATACCAGTCATAGGGGCATCAACGCCATCTACATAATATTTTTCAACCTCTGTGCCAAATCTATTTGAAGTAAATGTAACTCGATTATTAGCGACCCACTCAAATCGTGATGGTCTTAAATCATCGGCATATAATTCTGTAACTCGCCAGTAAGCTACTCCGTAAAACAGCAGGCTATCGACAGTCCAGCTGATAGTGACGGATCGTGGTTGCCGATAGTCTGGCTGCTCTAACCAGAGAGGACTTGCCAACCTCCCACCAGTTGACTTTTTGTAAAGTTCAAGTGGCAGATAAGAAACTACACCAGCTATAAGGTTTCTGCAACGGCTAACTGCGGGCACTTGCATTGCAAAATTGCGATCGAGGCCGCCAGGGAAATTACCGACACCAGTTGTAAATGAACCATAGCCATAAGCCGTGTCCATAATTGCTGGGGCGTATTGCGCTTGAACGGATTCTTTATTTTTAGTTATGCGTAAAGCGGACAATAGACCCATATACACATAATATACCTAAAACGAACAATTAGTGCAAATTAAACAATGATTTGTGCGGTTCTTTGTGGCTTAGTTAATTCTGTCGCCACCATTGCCAAACTAATAGCGGCTGTGACATCGCCAGCGCTTTTTCTACGTATTATCCTCCAGCCAGCGTCGTTTGTTTTAGCTGCGCAATTATTTAAATGTTGCACTAGATCCGCCTGGCCAGAATGCACCAGTCGCCCGTTAGCCATTGCGTCAGATAGGTCAGAACACGCCTGGTAAAACGCCTGACCCGATATGTCCTGCATTCTCCAACCGCTTTGCTCTAGTTTGGTCGCTAAACTTTGTGTTGCGTATTTGTCATAGCAGATTAATGTCGGGTGATACTTGCGTGCCCATTCATTTATATCGCTAGCCATCTTGGTTTCATCAACAGCTACTTCGCTGCTCCATAATTGGGCTAAGCCAACCGCTATCTTGCCGTCTTTCATCTGGCCCATTACCAAAGCGCCTGATCTTCGTGTTGGCGCAATGTCAAATGCCATAATGGTCGCTGGGCCTACAGGTATTTCTAGATTGCTATCACTGCAAGCCTCGATTGATCCATAAACCCAGGGACTCACAGCGCTATCAACCCATTGGCAAAGCATCTCGGTGCGAGTAGCTTCAATGCTGTTAGTATTGACCGACTCTTCTAGTGTTTGCTCGGTTATTAAATGTCCCAGGGCTGGATTTGCCATAGTCCAGGCTTTACGGTCGTGTATCTTGCAATGTTGTGGTGCGCTGTACTCATAATAACCTAAATTAGCTGGTGGGTAGGACATACACCGTTCTTTGAGGTCATTTAGCACAGTACTAAAACCATCGCCTGCGTTACTTGTCATTAAAGTCATAGCATTGGGCCTAGCTCGTGTAACAGGTAGCGCTGCCGTAAAGGCTTCCTCAGACCATTCTCGCAACTCGTCAAGATACAAGAAATCTGCGGTCTTACCACGTGGCGCATCTCTAGTAGCTGCTGCAATTTCATACCTAGCGCCATTTAATAGCGCAATAGACTCTTGGCCGTTAGCCAATCGGATCTGGCGTACTTGTTTAGATAAGAAATCGTTATCTTCTATCGTATAAGCCACTTGCCTAAAGGTATCTAGCGCCATATTTCTATTAGAGGACATACCAAGTACATTTTTAGAGCCCCATAAGAATAGATGGCTTAATATGAGCATACGAGCTAGGTGAGTCTTTCCATTCTGTCTTGCGACCAAAACGAGGGCCGACTTCTTTAAAAACGCTCCACTTGCATCTACCGATAGCAAATCATCTAGCACCCAGCGTTGCCAGGGGATAAGCGGCAGGTTTATTTTCTCAGCCAGATCCGCAACCTCCTGTGCCTTGCTTGCGGTCTTTAATAAGGGCGTGTGGATTCTTGGCTGCGTACTACCTATCAACCCTAGCCCCCTTTTAATAGGTATTACTTCTGCATCGTTATTCATCGCTTTGTAGCCCTTCTGGTCGTATGAATGGTGATTCTGGCACTGAACTTACCGTACTAGGGAGAGATGGGCCTTGAAAGACAGGGGGGGTCGCCCTAGGGCTAAAAAAACGGTCGCCTTTGGCTAGGTTACACGCACGGCAGATAGCCGCACAGTTCAGTGGATCAAACATATCACCGCCCTTAGCTCGTGGCCATATATGGTCTACCTCATTGGCCTCACCCCCACAGGCGTAGCAGATCCTGCCATCACGGTCTAACACCGATAAACGTAGCTTCTTCCACTGGGTGCTACCCATAGCACGCTGGTGTTTGGCTTTCTTATTTAATGCCATCGCTTTAACTTCCAATGATTATAAGCACCGCAAGCATTAGGCACACCCTCTACTACACCGTAACGGTTAGCAATGTATTTAAGACCCCAACGTATTTGCTGATAAGGCGTAGCTGTTTGTAAGTACTTAGACCTGCCTTGAGGTATGCCGTAATGACTACCGTTCTTGGCTGTTGGTGACCATCTAGACTCGTGATGGTATAAAGCATTTAAGCAATCAAACTGCTCTATATTGTAATTAAGTTCTATATATGCATACTGCTTATAATAAGAAGCGGAATCTGCTCTTTCAAGGCTTAATATTTGTGCTACAAATACAGCGCACCCAACTAGCGTGCACCTTGCGAGCCATCCCCTACGGGGCTCGCCTTTTCGCCTTGAGGGCGAATGCGAACTAGAGCGTAGCATTACGATGCAAGGCCTTCAGCATAACCGCAGGTCACACGGCGTGGCGTCATATTGAAGTCCATCCTATGTAAGCAGCATCGGGATTAGCTGCTAGCCATTCTTGGCGCATTTCATTCTGCCGCTTCCAATCTTCAGCTGTTGCAATAGGCATTATCTAATCCTATGCAAGTTGAACCTTTTAATAGCAGCTACAGCAGCCTCGCCAATACCATACAAAGCGGTGTTGAAGGTTATTGTTTTGCGACTACCATCGGCCCGATCAAACTTGTGATTATAGGCAATAGGCATAATAGCCTCGGCGTGATTCCATAAGTTAAACCACCATCTACCGTTGGTAAAAGGCACAAGGGCCACACCGTTGGAATGAGCTAAGAACCTATCTACCCAGGGCGTTGGCTTTGAATATGGCGGGTTCATCCAAACTAGTCCAAACCAATCTTGAGCTAGGCCATCATCTTCAATCGTATATTTAGTTTTAGCTGGTACTACACCACCAACTATGGGTGAGCACGGGTCTAAATCAAACTCTAGGCCCAGGCCATCAAATATCCACTGCGAGGTGTAATAGTCGTCTCCACCTGAATTGCGTCTACCTGTAGGCATTATTTCTCCTTGACTAGTACGCAAGTGTGGCAGACCACGGTTATAAACTTCCAACTACCACACTTAACGCATCGGATTATGTCCGAGTCAGGAATAGTAACCGCCTCGGCTATATTTTTAACTCCGACACACCCACAGTCCATACATTGGTAGGCTTTAAAACCTTCGGGTGTGCCAAAGTTTTCAAGCCAAAGAAACTCGGTGTCACGTTTACACCCGTTACACTTGAACCGAGCGTGTTTCATGGTAATCTACCTATTGCCTGCAATGGCATTGAGTACATACCAAATAAACTCCGTCTTGTATTAGCCGATCATCATTACAGCTAACGCAACGGTCTACCGATGGTGTCAGGGTTCGCTTGTCGTTTTCCAGTCGCAACGTGAATCCTGATCCATTTATGATTTCAACGTATCCCATTATTCGCCTCCTTTCCCATCTTCTACATCTTGTGGAAAGTACCAAGCGCCAGTCGGGTCTTGCTTTGCCCAGACTGCGTGTTCTTTGTTGCCACCTGCGCACACGTAACCGTAATAAGGCTTATTGGTAGTTTTAGTTAAACCTGTGCGGAGCGTATGGCCCTGATCGCAGCATACTTGCGGAGGATTAGGCTTACTGGGCGGTTTAAACTCATCTACGGCCCACTGCACTGGGTTTTCTAGCTTGTTATCTACCGTAAACGATTGACGCAAAACCTCTTCAACCGCCCTGGCCCGACTGCCAGGCGGTGAGTAGTTTACGACCTTTGTCATTTCTTCCCGACTAGCCCTTTTGCCCTTAGCTGCATAACCTGCGTTTGCAAGCGCTCTGCCGATCGCTGAAGTCTCAGCATTCTCCAGTGCAGAAGTTGAATTGACACCCCGATCAGACACGCTCTCGCTAGCAAGCCCAGTCGCCCACGGCTGTGCATCGGCTTCTGTCTTAAATAATTGAGCACTAATAATGTATCTAGTGTCTGTGGCCTGCTCAATCTTTGTTGATAATCTTCCATCTGGATATTCCTTCCAAAATTTTTCTAGTCGGCTCTCGACTGTTTCATAATCTGCTAAATTAAATGCCATTAGTCATTCCCCCAGGTAAAATTGATGTCGGCTTCTGCATCAAGGACTGTCTGGTATATCGAAATGTAAGCAAGCGCGTCGATGATCGAGTCACTGTGGCCTGGAGACTCAGTAAGCCTAGAAACCTTGACGAGCGCCATACATAATGCGACTTGACTAGGCGTAATTGGATGGTCGAGGTATGCCGACCATAGTTCACTGATCCTTTTATGGTTTGTGTA